TTAGAGTGAAGCGGTTTCAGTCCACTGAATTTCGTGCCCCTCTTTATATTTTTCGGTCATAGCGCGAGTCGTGTGACCTGCAATAGCTTGAGCGTCTAATCCTTGGTCTTCATATAATTTAATCCCTAGTGAGCGGATTTCATGAAATGTAGGTTTTTCTAGCGCATCCAATTTATCACATAACCCCGTTAAATCCCGCAATCTTGAAAATTCCTTTGTCAAATAATCCGGCGTGATCTGTGACCAATGAGATTTGTTTTTGGCAGATACAATCCTGTCGGGTGTCCTTGCTATTAAATAAGGCGTGATAATGGGAGTCAAAAAGCACCGATCAATAACTTGTGCAAGTTTTTCGCCAATCAATATCTTAATGTAAGCTGACTCGCCATGTTTTTTCGTTTTGTTGTGTATGACATACAAAAACCGATAAGCCTTATTATCAATAATTTCAGTCTTGATATCTGTTTTTAATAGAGGCGTAATATCCTCACGCCTAAGTAATGTCAAAAGCGCAATGTCCATGGTATTCTTAAACCAGTCATCAGCTAATTTATAGATAGCATCGTATAGCTCTTTGCTAAGCCGCTTGCGCTGTTTTTTTACTTGGCGTGGTAGCGTTTTCTCAGCCTCATTCTCCCTAACTAACCCCTTAGCAACAGCATGTTTAAAAATAACTATTAATAAGCTCCGATACCGATTTGAATTAACAGGGGCTTGTTTATCAAGGAAATCCGAAATATCTTTAACCGTTATTTCGTCAATAATCTTATTTCCTAGCGCATTAATAATAACATTTAATTTATTTAGATAGTCGCGAGAGGTGGCGGGAGCCAAATTACTCGCTGGCATAATTTCTTTAATATAGCGAGTTTCAATGAAAAATTTTAAGGTGATACCATGCCCTAAAATAGCGTCCACAATATCTTGAGTTTGCATTAGTACCGAGTTTAGCTGTTTAGCTGCCGATATAACCTGGCTCTTTTTATATTTACTCTCAGGGAAATACGTTCTCTTGCCTGTTTGCGGGTGCCTATAAATAAATGATTTATTCTTTTTGTCATAGTAAAGATTGGGTGGCAAATCTTTATGGCCGGTAGTCCTAGGTCTTATCATTTTGAGCCTCTGCGTAATACCATTTCAACTAATGGATTAATAACACCACTGTTCTTTTTTTCAGCGTCAATATCTATATAATAACGTCCGCCACATTTTCGGCCAGCGATTTCACCCTTAACAATAAGTCGACGCAATCTGCTTGGAGATGGCTTTATTTCTCCAAAAAACTGATTACGAAATTCGTCAACCGTAATAAGCTTCATCACCTTACCTCATTCCCAAACTTCACATGCCCGTTTTCGATGAGCCAGATTAGATGTTTGGCCAACGTATCCGCAAGGGTTTTGCCGCGTGTATCATTTAATATATAAGGCTTCTCAAGCTTTATGTAGTAACTGGAGAAACACCATCCCATATTTTCTATTTTGTGGTAGGACGCATCATGAATAGGGTCTTTTATGCAGATTGGTATAAGCTTCAAAATCTCATCAGCAAGCGGGGCAGCTATTGGTAACTTCTCATCGTTCATATAACTTACATTTGTTAATATCGACCGATGCATCAACTCACGCTCTTGCCGCCATTCAAACGCCCAATAAAATTGACTACCATCCTGCGGAAACCCCAATTCTTTTAACCGCTGACATAGCTCAAGCGATGGCACTAATTCTTCTAGTTGCATGTTACTTAACCCTCGATTTCAGCCCAATGCGTGGGCATTCTGCTAAAAAATGACGTGCATTCTTTCTCGCTTTTAGGCTCTAAAAACCAGCAACTTGCACGATACCCTCGGCCAATATGAAAAACCCTAACTCTCACATGATGCCTGTCCCATGAGACATAGTACGGACCCGGCTCAGTAGGAAATCTGTCAGACAAAGGTATCCATTGCATTGTGTTTAGTCCCCTAGCAATATTTCATAAGTTTCATCATTTAGCTTATTTAAAAAGCTTTCTGGGGCGCTGTTACTAATTGAGCCTCTATCAAATAATGATATGTGCAAAAATTTTTGACGCTTTCTTTCCTCTAAAGCAGCAAGCACAATATTTTTCATTAGCTTAGAATCACCTCTTATTACTAATGTAAGCTCACTCACAACCCTTGCTCCTTAGCTTTCTTGCCAATAATATTTACTAAGCGCTTATGCAGCTTTCTTAGCTCTAGGCCTGTTAAGCATTTTTCTGGATTTTCTTTAACCCACATTTGTTCGCTTATAGTTGTTTCAACGCCGGCGCAATTAAAGGCTGATATTCCGTCTTCTATATGTGATTTATATTTATTAAATATAACTTTCCATGCTAGCCATTTTGCAGCAGCTTCTATCGATAAAAAATGCCGCCTTGTGCTATTGTGTTTTGCGTAGTAAACAGTTTTTTGCCTAGCCGTAATCACAACCCTTGCTCCTTAATTCGCTTGAATAGCTCGGCGTCTTCTTTAGTTTGAAATGTGGCTGGCGGCCATCCTACAACTAATCCTGATTTATTGTCTGTTTTCTTATATACACTCCACGAACAAACGCCAGCCGAAAGATTATATCTTGGCTCAATTTCATACCGCTCATCCGGCTCGTAGTTTTCTAAGTCAACATCGAGGTCTTCGTTAGGACTAAGTTTGCCATTATCTGTATACCAATAAATTTTCGGTTGGTCGCATTGATATTGTACAAGCAGCCCGTGAGGCTTATGATCATTGCCGTTTCTTTTGTGATAGAAATAAAATAATATTTTGAAATCCCTATTCTTGATACGATAAGGCCTATCCCAGCTAAAGGTTTTTTCTGGAATGTTGACAACCTTTCCTAAAATCGTCCCACATGCGGGGGCTCCATATTTATCAGTCACTAGCCAGTAATCCCATTCGTTATCACTAACCTCAAATACGTGATTAATTCCATTTTCATTTTGTACGGTTGATACTCGCTTTACGTTTAATTTTCGATTGCCTTTATGCTCAATCATCATAGGCTTACTAACATCAAGTTCTTGCATTAGCTTAGCTCCTTGTTTGTTTCATGCAGCGGCCTGATAATATTCATAATCTTAACGGCCTGGTCTATGTACGAAGGGAATGCTTCGTAAAATGTCTCTCTTATCCTGCATTGCTCCATGAACGTCATTGCCATTTCGCGTGTCAGTGTTTCTATGTCCATGCGACCGCCCTCGAGCACATAACGAGCGCCGCACAGGTAGGCATTTACGAAGTCGATAGTGCTTAGGCATAAATTTTCTTCTTTAGAATGGGATGTCATCATCAAACCCCGCATGAACATCTGCTTCACTTGTCTTTTCATGGTTTCTACCTTTGCTATCCTTGCTGTCGAGCATCTTAAAAGCTGTCACTATGACTTTTGGAAATATGCGCTCGATACCATCCTTGTCAGTAAATTTCTTGTTCTTGATACGGCCTTCGACATAAAGCTTGCTACCCTTAACTAAATACTGATTTGCAACCTCGGCTTGCCTGCCGTAGAAAAATAGATTGTGCCACTCAGTGTCATTGACTTGTTCACCAGCCTTGTTTTTATAACGCTCAGTAGTGGCAAGACCAACCCGCGCTTGTGTATAGCCTTCGCGCTCCTCAAGTTCAGGCTTAGAGCCTAAATTGCCAATTAACGTAACTTTGTTTAATGAACTCATGATTTCCTCATTTGATGTGTAAATATTCGTTATCCACAAGCTTGCAACCTGGGACCTCGTAATTTTCGGCTAAGGCCCTCTTGATTAAGCTTTTATCCACCTTGCTAATGACGGTCTCTTTATAATAGTCATACGGAATAAGCTGCTCATTTGTGATTTCAACTACCTGCGCTGAGCGTCTTACACTGATGTCAAACAGTTCTGAGCTAACTTTTTTAATCCCGCACCCCTGTAAAGTTGTGAGCAGATAGCGCTTGAGTGACTCAATCTTTTTTTGTTTAGCTGAATATTTATCACTAATCTCGTCACGGGCATTTTTGATTGCCACGCACTCAGCCTCTAAATTTTTGATATAGGCAGCTACGTTGACGGCCTTCTGCTCTAAATCACCTGATATAGCTTCTAGCGTGTCTTTTAGTGTCTGCTCGTCTATATCAAGCTCTGAAAGTTCATCTAGGGCTTGCTTGTAGTCGTTAGCGAGTTTGTAGAGTGATAGGCTCATTGTGGCGTGACTCCCGCTTGCGCATATAACCCAAGTTCGGTCTTTTTATGATCATATGCGGCTTTTATCATAGCTAAGTTGTCATCAGTGCCATGCTGCTTAAGATAGGTAAATGCGGCTGCAAATCTATTTTTGAGCCCATTAATATCTGTTTCTTCATCAAAGCTATCTATCCAGTCTGCCATTTTGCTATCAAGCTCTGCTTGCGAAGGCTTGCTGCTTTTCTTTCCCGGTTGAGCTAGCCCTACCGCTTCATCGGCTTCCGGGTCATCGGAGGTTGCTAATCCCAAGAGGCTTGCTATTGCGTACTTTCTGGCGCCCGTGATAGCTTTGTAGATAGCCTTATCTGCACGGTCTTGGCCTTCGCCGAGGCATTCAACTTCTATCCATTCCCCACTTTTATGTATTAGCCGAACTGCAAGTTTTACTTGTACTGCATGTTCGGTGCCGCCATTTTTTGTTGTTCTATCCTGGAGCCTAATAGCCTTTTTAGTCGAAGTTATGATAAAGAAACCATGATTTGCTAGCGCTTCTTTTGTTTCTCTAATGTAGTCCTCAAGCATTGCATAGGAGTATTTATCAAATTTATTCTCGCCACTTTTGCTGATAACCTTCTTGTCGCTCTGCATACTTGCTAAAGCTTCTGCTAGCTTTGTTATTGAGTCGCTGGTTTTCATATTCGAGTTCCTCCTGTTCTTGCTCTAACTTAAATGCCCATAGTGCTAGTTCTGTTTGTTCATCCATGGCTAGCGCTCTTTTTTAAATAAACTTCTCTGCACCACATGCTCAAAATTGGCTTGAAAATAAAATCATGAGCGTTTAAAGTTGGATCTTGTAAAAGTTCTTCAATATAGCTTTTCTCGACGCTTGCTTGAGCTGCAATCTCATCAAGCGTCTTTACTTTCGATAACTCTCTGATGTAACTGTATGTCGGGCTTTCCATAACCTTCTCCAATTTTCTCTACTGCGCTCACCGCACAGCTAAATATGAATGTAAATCCTAGTGCGCCGAGTAGCGCTACAAACCATGGCTTTTTATCCACATTTAATCTCTCTTGTGGTGTGAGGTAGTCAATCATGCTGCCGCGCCCATATAATCATGTGCAAACCCAAGCTCATAGCTATAGCGCTCAACTAAATCCTCGTTAATGTATTCCTCAATAACGGCATTGAATTCAGTTCTTAAGCGCTCAGCATGGCCTGCTTTAAGTTCACTCATGCAAACGAGCAGGGCGGTGCTTTCTTGTTCATCATCAACCATCAAATCACGCTCAGCACGCCAAGCGATAGCGGCTAGTTCACTGCGGTCCTGGCTCTCGATGAATGCAGCTCTCAACTCTTCTTGCTCAGACTGCTTAAGATTGCCGAATAAGCTGAAATTATTGTTGATTGATTTCGTTACTAATTTAATCGCCGCTTCTTTCACTAGTTCTTTGTAGTTCATAACATCCTCCTTAATCGTTAAAGGTTCTCGCAATTGCTTTTAGAAAAAACAATCTTTCTAGATGGCGCCTTACCGACTCTAGTCTTTCTTTTGATTCTTTGGATTTAAAATTCTCAAGAAGAGCTATTTCTTCCTTAGAATGCTTAATTGATAATTCCAAGTAAGCCAATTTATCGCTGGCTGCATCATCGTCATTATCAGTCTCAGCCTCTTCCAATTTGCCTTTTAAGCTTTTTATTAATTCATCAAAGTTCATCTTTTAATCCTTGTTTATTAAGTTTTTAAATGGAGCAGCTTTATTATTACTATCAGCGCTGCTTGTTTACGTTTTGTGTCTGTTATGATGTTAGTATACAAAATATTTTGGTTATGTCAACAAAGAAACTTGGTTAAAGTTGGTGTTTTTTAGTTTTGCTATTTAAGTGTTTGACAAAAAAATTTTGTCTGCTATTTTTTATATTCGGAGCTTGATAACTCCCTGTAGCCGTGTGCCGTACACGAAAACTTCCGGCGCCCTCTCGAATGACCGGGAGGGCGGTGGTAGTAATGCCATCGCGCGGGGTTACAGCCGTTATCAACCTCCTGGTCTCCAACAATACGATTACCTATAGAGTTATATTGATCAAATAATGATCATTTACTATAATAAGCGGGCTCTTTGAGCAAGGTTATTTACAATCATTTGATGAGGGAAATATGTCTAATAACAATGATGTTGTTTCTATTGATGCTAATCTTTTTAACAAAATTATCAGCTATCTTGAGATTGAGAGAGCTGAATTAAAGCAACAGATAAAAAAGAAATATATGTGTGATGAGCTATTTCGGGAACTAGTAGGAGTTGTTGATATTATTTAACCCAGGGCCAAAAGGCCCTTTTTTAGGAGTCTAGGGATATTTTAAAGAGGGCTCTCAGGAAAAGGGGCCGGGCGGAGCCTATCTCTTTCAAGGTTTTTAGACTCGTCATTTGGATGCGATGTATCACCCGGTATAGGAGTAAAGTCACGATTGACGCCATCTTGAACGCCACCACTAATGTTTTCTAACTGCTCATGTTTGATTTCTTGCTTTTTACTCTCAAATTTTTTACTCATGGTAATATCCTTATTTAATGAGCACTTAGTAAGTATAGCCTAGATTTGAGAAAGGCTGATAAACTTAGCATTACACAAAATTAAAGAGCGCGTCTATGCTTACAAAAATAAAGTAAGCCCACATTATCGCAAGAGAAACAATTAACTTTTCTTTTAACTTTTCCTTTAATGACATGCTCAATAAGCATGAAATAACAAATGCAGCAATACCTGCTTCTATACTCACTTGTACGAATGCACCCGTTGCGCCTACAGCAGCAGAAAGGTACTCAAATAAGAAAGAGTCTCCCGGATAATGCTCCTTAGCAGGGTATATATAAACATAAGCTAAGCCCACAGCACAAGATAAGATAACTAATAGAATAAGATTGATTAAAGCTATAGATTTATTATTTTTCTTCATAGTAATATCAATTCACATGGACACTTGCAATAAAAAACCCGCTGGGCGGGTTAATTACAATTTAAGCAAATTTTTTATTTGAAATTTTACTTTCTATCTTTGCAAATTCAGAATCAATACCAATAATATTTTGAATATAGTTGCTAATACTGAAATTAGTTATTAACCAGGTAATTAAATATATTGGAAACAGTAACAATAAAATCAGAGAACGCAATACTATTGAAGCAACTACCACCATGCTGGCTTCATTAACTGCATTCCTTATTCTTGTCTTAACCTTTTCATCTTTGCAATTTTCAATAAATTTTTCAATGCTGATATCCGCATCAATTTTTTGCTTTTTATATTTTGATATAAAAAATTTATGAGCTAGAAGTGTTGTAAAATTGATTTTATGCAAATATCGAATGTTATTATTTAAATATTCCCGTATGATTTTATATTCAATAGATTCAAATGATACGAATTCGGTAGAAGCCGCTAACATAAAATATCTATCTCTTTGCTTAAACAACCTATCTCTAGTAATGTCTAAAATCAATTTTTGCCAAGGATTATAAAAAGCCCATATTAGTATTAAAAGGCAAATCCAATGCTCAATGGCGTATAAATGGTTAATCATATTAAATCCTCTGGCCTGTTATTACCAAACTGATTCAAATTGCTAGAAGTTCTATTATTATTAATTATTTTTTCAAGTTTTTTTATTCTTGCAGTATAGTATTTAATATTTTTTTTGCGCATAAATCTTTCAATACATATCCATATTACAGCACCACATAGTAGAGCCCATGGAGCAATAGAGGGCTTTTCTTTGCTAGTAATCATTTCAAAGAGAAAATTCGCCACCGTTGTTTTTCCGGCTAGCTGTATAATACATAAATATATGATGTATGAAATAACTATATATGCAATATAGCGAGCTGTCACTGTAAAAAGTTCATAGCGCTTTTGTATTTTAAAATATTCTAATGCTAAAGTTTCTTTGTCCATTTTCACAAATCCAAATTCATCGATGCTACAACAACGCCAAGAATATCAAAGTCCTTTGCTGGATAAAGTTGGAAAGCTGTAAAATTCCTATTTAAAGGTGCAAGCCATTCTTGGATATAGTCTGTCCCAAAACGCCTAAATATTGGCCTTGAATTAGGCTTATCTTTTTGGCGGGCTATAACTAGTTTATTTCTATATTCTTTAATTGTTGGGTCTACTATAAGAATAGTCCCAGGGGGGAAGGTAGGACTAGGGCTAACATTATTAACCATGCTTTCATCATCTACATCTATTTTTAGTGCAAAATAATTTTCCGGAAAATTTTTCCCTATAACTACTGCTTTGTGAAGATTATCCCATTCCGAAATTTTTATACTTAAAGAATGTGTCAGGCCCTCCTCTTGGCCAAATAAAAGCCACGATGAAGAAACATCTAGCGCTCTAGCAATATTTGATAATTTTCTAGGGTTATTAACCCTTTCGCTTTCAATATTATCTATATATTGCTGCGATGTCTTCGAGACTATAGCCAGCGCCTCTTGAGTCAGCCCAGCTTTGATTCTTGCTTCTTTAAGTCTTTTAGCTAATGTCATTGCAGTAAATTACAATTTTTTTTTGTTAAAAACAAACCAATTAAAAACGTTGACTTAACAAACTTAGTTTGTTAAATTGACCCCATGAATAAGCATAAATTAAGCGATAATACAATTAATATGCCAGCCATTGAGTTAGCAATATCCCTATGCGGAAGCGAGGGTAAGCTTGCTATGAAATGCGATGTAAAACAACAAACGGTTAACTACTGGCGAAAAAAAGGTCGAGTTCCAGCTAAGCATATACTTGCTGTCGAGCAAGCTACCAATGGCAAAGTAACCCGAGAGCAGCTTTTGTCTGATTTGTGTTAATTAAAGCCCGAAAACTAAGCTTTGGTCGGCAATTTTCGGGCCCCAGAACATCCGCATCACTGCGGTTTTTTTAACAGCTACGAGAGCTAAGAACTTATCGTAGCAGATAAACCTTAAGGTTTTCTTAAGGGATTAAAATTTTATGGCATTTATGGCAGCAGTGGCGTTCACGGCGAAACGCAGGCGCTAGGGGTAACGCTGTTAAGACCCTGGCGGCGCATGGGTTTTGCCTCGACAGTGTACAGCACCATGCTAGCCGGTTCGACTCCGGCCTGATGCCACCCATTTTTATTGCTACGAGAGTTATCTATTGTCATGTCAGAAAGTCAAAAACCTACACTTGAAGAAATCAAAGAGTCGTCATCCGATTTTAATATATCGCTCAGCAAAGAAAACCTATGCAATTTAATTAGCATCTATGGAACCTTAAGAATTATGCAAGAAAGAACTAAGGGCCAAGGTAATTTCTGGGAAATTCGGGCCGATGCTCTGGAGGTTATTATTCATTCAATAATAGAGCAGCTACCAACGGCGGTTAATAATGGCTAGAATTCGCACCGTCAAGCCAGAGCTTTTTCGGCATGAAGACCTACACGAAGCAGAAATCTCCACTCAACTACCCCTTAGATTAGCTTTTATAGGGCTATTTATCTGTTGCGATAGAGAAGGTCGCTTCAGATGGAAGCCCAAGCAACTTAAATTAGATGTAATGCCCTATGATGAGATAGATTTTTCACGCGTGCTCGACGCGTTGTTAACGCGTGGTTTTGTCGTGAAGTACGAAGTTTCAGGCGAGATTTACGGGTATATACCGTCTTGGCATAAGCACCAATCTATCAATAACAAAGAATCAGCTAGTAATTTGCCTCCGCCACCTGCTGAGCCTAATGATTATAAGGACTTATCAACGCGTGAAGAACGCGTGAGCAACGCGATAGTCACGCCACTTAATCTTACTCAAGGGGAAAAGGAAGGGAAGGGAAAAGGAAAGGAAGGGGAAGAGGAAAAAGACATTGTCGCGCAAGCACGACCTCGTTCGCAAGAAGCCAGTGACTCACTCGAAGTTTTTAATCACTGGAAAACAACAATGGGTCATGACAAAGCTCAGCTTGACGATAAACGCAAGGCACTTATCAAGCAGGCTTTGAAATGGGGGTATGATGCCAAGCAGCTCTGCGAAGCTATCAGCGGCTGCGCTAAAACCCCTCACAACATGGGCGACAATGAGCGCGGGCAGCGTTATGACGGCTTGAGTGTGATACTCAAATCTGCCGACCAGATTGACAGATTTATCAGAAACAGCCACAGCCCACCAAAGGTTGATGCTAAGCAAAAACAATCGCTGCAATCACATAACCGCAGCGCGGTACAAGAATTTGTTAAAAACTATCGACCTATCGAAGGGGAGGTAAATCATGAGGCAGAGTGAGTTAGAGCAATTCGGAGAAATGTTAGAGGCTGTTGCAGAGACCTACGGTAAAAAACTAACTCCAGCATTGCTAAAAATCTACTTTGAGGCGCTTAAGCGGTATGAGTTTGGCGACGTAGCGCGGGCATTTAGCTCCCATGTTCAAAACCCAGACTGTGGGCAGTTTATGCCAAAGCCTGCCGATGTTATCAGGTTTATCGACGGCGGAGGGCAAGCTAGATCGTTGCAAGCCTGGACAAAGGTCGAGACTGCAATCAAGCACTGCGGCGCTTATAGCTCAATCGTGTTTGATGATGCGATCATTCATGCCGTTATTGCTGATATGGGCGGCTGGATTAATCTTTGTCGTACGTCACTTGACGAGATGCCCTTTAGGGCTGCTGAGTTCCAAAAGCGTTACGCGGGTTATCAACATCGACCACTAGTAAATTATCCTGCCAAGCTGCTGGGCGTGTTTGAAAATGAAAATAGCCAAAACGGCTTTAAATCACAGCAGCCCGCCTTAATCGGTGATGAGACGAAAGCTAAAGTGGTGCTTGAAGGCGGAAGTAATAACGTGACTCCAATTGCCATTAAGCACGATGCAAGGCCTGTGATGCAACTCATAAGTCATGGAAAAGGAGCTAATCAATGAAGCAGCCCAAGTGCCCCGAATGTGGCCGCGATGCTTACAAAGACAGTGAAAATAACGAGCTATTCTGCTTCGACTGTTGGCGGTTCTTTCAAGAGCAACGGTGCTTGAGATTTGCTCGGAACGTTATTTTAGGATTGATTGCGTTAGTGCTAACAATCGGGTTTATAGTGGGGCTTTTAGCATGACTAACAAGATAAGCTGGCAAGTTAAATTGACGAATTATAATAAGGTTCAAATCACAGCCGATGAGATAGCATTTAAGAACGGGTTTTTATGTACGAGACTCGGGGATAAATGGTTTGATGTATATCCTATTAATAAAGTTCTTGGCAAACCGAAGATTTTGAAGAGCAAGAGATGATGGGGTGCAGTAAGTGCGGTGCCAAGTACGGGATAGTTGAAGATAGCAGGCTTTGCTTAAAGTGCTACCAAAAGCAGCCCAAAAAACACAAATACAGGGCTAAGAAGGCGGAATACAACGGCAGGGCATATCCTTCAATTAAGCAAGCCAAAAGAGCGCATGAGCTCGATATATTAAGGGCCAAGGGTGATGTGTGGTTTTATCTCGAGGAAGCGCCCTTTAGATTGCCGGGCAAGAAAACCTATCGATTGGATTTTCTAATCAAATGGAATGATGGGCGATTAAGTTTTGAGGATGTCAAAGGGATTATGACTCCTGTTAGTAAGATAAAGATTGACCAGGTTCAAGAGATTTACGGGATTAGGATTGAGGTGATTTAATGACGTGGATTAAAGTTAATACGAATAGTGAAGCGCAAAGGACAATAGGCACATTTGCAAAAGATGAGCTTGCAGCGTTGCCCGAAAGCCTAAAAAATCAATTATTGACTGGCAATAATGAACTATGGAGCAAGGTGCTTAATATTATAAAAGCCGAGCCTAATCCTTGCGATATTAATTATATTCTCATTAAGTTTTATAAAATTCATAAAAAGGAACTCAAACGAGTGTCCGTCTTGAGGGCTATCAAGCTACTAAAGTCCAGGGGGCTTATAAATGTAATTCAGCCCGGCATATATTCAAGGAAATGAGGTTATTTAGTGAAGTTGTATCAAATTAAATTAAGGAACGGAGCCGTGGTTGAAATTAGCGCTGACAATATCAGATTTATAGGCTCTGATGTCTGCAAGATTATAGGCCGTAATTCAGTGCCGATTTACAAAATTGAGGAAGTGAGGAGCGTCACGGCAAGGGGCAGGGCGAATGTATCAAGTTAAGTTTCGAGATGCTGGGAATTGCAGAATTAAGGCCGATAGCTTCTTCAAAAGGGGTGGTTACTGGTGGCGTATTCTCGGCGCTAAAGAAGAGCGACTGTATCGAATAGGGCGAGTTATAGCTTATAAGCCTCCTGCTGGGAGGTGGGTGAATGTCTAAATGCTGCAATCAGCCGCTAGTTAAATTTACGTTTTATTGGGTTTGTCGAGTTTGCGGGAGTAGGTATTAGATAGATGATCAAAGATTTAATAGTCTTTACTTTTCTTTGAAAAAAAGTAAAAGTTAATCTCAATAAAATAATTTGAGAGAGAACTTTTCAGATGAGAAAATACGTATTTATAGCATTGGTACTAGTCAGTCTCAATGTTTTAGCTGATATCCCTCAAATACAATTATGTTTCACACCGGGCCAAAATTGCACAGAACTTATAGTTGAGACAATCGATAGCGCAAAGAAATCAATTTTAGTACAAGCGTATAGCTTTACCTCTGCACCCATTGCTAAAGCTCTTGTCGATGCTCACAAGCGAGGTATAGATGTCAAAGTCATTCTTGATAAGAGTCAGCGTAAAGAGCGCTATACGTCTGCAACCATGCTTAAAAATTATCATATACCTGTGTGGATTGACTACAAGCCTGCTATTGCTCATAACAAAATCATGATTATTGATGGTGAAACGGTCATCACAGGTTCATTTAATTTCACAAAAGCTGCTCAATTTAGAAATGCAGAGAACCTGCTTGTGATAAAGGATAGAGATATTGCTAAGCGTTATGCTGAGAATTGGATGCGCAGAGTAAAGGTGTCTGAAAAATTAGATTAATGGATATTTATCTTAAGTTCTGGAAAATGCTTTGCAAGTTCCCCTTTATCATTGAATGAGAACAGTTCGGTTAGTATATTTTCTTTTTTTTCACCTAGCTCCTCTGCGTCTTCTATTCGCTGTGCATAAAGGTAAGATTCATATCTGTCCACAAATTGACATAATGTAAATAAGTTCGTGTCCCATTGGTTTAAAAATTCGTATGTTTCCTTGTTAAATAAAAACTGTGCTTCAATAATGCATTTTTTAAGATCAGTAATACAATGTTTTAAAATATCGGGTTTATCATAATTTCTATTTGTTGCTGCAATTGTAAAAATATCTAAAACTTTATTGTAAATGCCAAGCCTTTTTTCAAATAAATTGAGGTTAATATTAAGCTCTTGTTGCTTATTAAATTGAGTATCTTGGCGTTTTTGCTGCTTCTTTATTTGATATAAGCTAACTGCGGAAAATATTGAGGCTAAAATAATTCCAGCAAGAGTAATAATGTCTGTTAAATTCCAAGCATTATTATTGCTAGCTTGATTTTGAATTAAAAAAATTATCATAGGAAAAATGTCAAATCATTAGAATATAAATTGCAGCAGCTTGTTGCAAGTATGTATTTTAACTTTTTCTACATTGATGAAGTGTAATGAAGTAGCACAAACTCTGGTAAATAAAGGGCTTGCGCTGCGTGGTTGCAGTTCTTGTTTTATTCAATTAATAGCGGAAAATTTTAACTTGAGCTCCATCAATAAATTAGTTTGCCGTCACTATTTTGTAAATTGCGATCCCATTGTTCGCTACGAAGATATATCGCGGCACTAGTTTTTTCACCATTCCTCTTTATACAGACGGCATCAATTAAGGCTCCGTGACGATTTGAGCTAATGGAAATAGTCTTAACCCTACAGGTTTCTATATAGCTACCCCGCGGCACAAGCTCTCTATTTACATTGTCACCGTTATATATTTCACGCTCGCCGTATTCGTTGAGCGGTGGCGTGGGCATGCCTGCAAAACTTATCGTTGATGCTAAGCAGGTCGCCAATACAAGATATTTTCTCATGATATCTTCCTTAATTAAGATGACTCTTAGTAAGCATAGTACAATTTTCTAAATATGCTTTATCTCGTCGATCTGCTAAAGTTTATGAAAGCATAACGAGAACATATAATGATCGAAAAAGGCAAAAAATACATCGTTGAATTCCAGTGCGGAATATCAGATACATTCGAGTGCGTAGGTGTGAAACGGATGCTAAATGGCGCAATTTCAGGCTATTATCTACAAAGAAACGGGATGATTGGTGAGTATAGTGCTGGCTCGATTAAATCAGCGCGAGAAACCTGAATAAACCTGAATTATCTATACTCAATCGGCAAATATTGCACTACCTGATGATGCTCGGACCAGCGCTTCAGCTCCTCTGGCGGTACTTCTGACCAGCTGTCATAGCCGAGTGTATGCTTTAGAGTCTCCCAGCCCCACTTAACAACATAATCAATCCGCATCTTATCAAACCAGGCGCTGCCGCCCAATGCGCTTTCCCCCTTGGCATGTTGTAGGACATGATGTTCGCGGCATAAGGGAATGGCTGAGTAGGGCGGCTTAATGCCCGCGCCGGCGCCATTAGCCACCCTGCGGACGTGAGCTGCCTCCGCGGGTTCAGCATGACAATAGGCGCACTTCTGCAAGCGTAGCCATGCTAAGTAATCACTATCGCTGCCGACAGCTCGCCACACTACTGGAGTCCTAAAAAAAGCTGAGAGGCGCAGAGCCTTTGCTTGCTGGCTATAAGGCGCTGATGTTTGTTGCTGCAATTGCTGCCGAGTCGCATCTAGCGTGAGTCTTGCTACAGCTATGCCAACGCCGGGCTCGCCCAGTAATCGCATAGCAGCTTCGCGATAAGCGGGCTCCACGTCAATATTTACTCGCACAGTGCCATCTACTAGGGTTTTTAATGTACGCGCTACGGCGGGGATTGCTGCTAATTGTTCACTGTCATGCATGATTTATTTGTCCTAACAAGTTTTTATCAACATATTGTATTTAATATAGAATGAAATACAATATGTTGTGTTTCTGAGAGCATGGAGAGGGCTATGCGGACGTTTTCGGATGAGTATGTAGAAAGCAGACTTGAAGAGTGGGCGGAATGGTTTAGCAGGGGTAACTATAGTGGCCTCGGTTACCCAAGCAAGACGCTTGAGCAGCGTCTAAAGGAAGGTGGCGGCATACTCGTTGAGATGACAGGGCCCTGGGTTCCGCCGAGCAATCGGAAAGCGGAAGAAATTGAAGATTTAGTCAAAGAGCTAGCTAAGCAATATCCCTCATTAGCGCTAGTTATTCGTAAAAAATACTTTGCAAGCTCATACAAAAATTTATCTAAAATAGCTAAAGAAATGGCTATGCCAGTTAGTACATTCCATGAGCATATTAAAATGGCTAAGATGTGGTTATCAGGTAGATTGAGTAATTATCGTTCTGCAAATGAAAATTTTATAAATAATGTAGCATAGCTATTGACACTCTAGAGTAAATTAACTAATATTCACTAAAATTTGATAACTCTGTCTAAAGCTCGCGTGGGAAGCCGGCGGGCTTTTTTTATTTCTCCCCTCAAGCTCAATTGGCTCGCGCTAGTTGGGCTTTTTTTATGCCCGGAATTTGCTATGAATTTCACGAACCGTCTATCGCTCGTGCGCTGCGTCATACCCGCGGGGCAGCAATTGGCAACTATCTATGAACTAAACGGCAATACGTCGAGCTATGTAGATACGGGTGGCGGGCAAGAGCCATGCCGCATTTATATGCCGGTTGGCTGGGATACTGCAAATATCGAGTTTTTGACAAGCCCCGACGGCGTTGTGTTTCAGTCAGAAAAAATAGATGGTACTGCAATCGCTATCACTGTTGAGTCTGGCATAAATACGCCATTGCCTCCCATTTACACTTACGGCATACGTTATTTTAAAGTTAAAAGTAGCGCTATACAAAGTGCAGATAGAATAATCTATATCTTGCTGAGGCCAATCTAATGAGCAGCCTGCTATTGTTATTTAGCGAGGCGGGCATTAGCCCTCCAATACCGCCGGGTGAGGTTTTCTATGTTGACAATGACGGTAATTACATTGTTGACAATGAAGGCAAATATTGTATTGAGTGAGCAATAAATAATGGTTGATACTTCAAGAATACCTGATAAGCCTGCTATCAGTACGTTTGATGATAATTTAAAGCTGTGGGCCACGGGCAGCAACGGCGTAGACGGTCCTGTCAAGCTGGTAGACTACGATGGTAGCGACCGCTTTAAATCTAAAGTCAGAGTGGCGATGGAGCAATCGCTAAAGTTTCGTTCAGGTGGCCCAGGACCTGACTATACATCGTATAATATTCCGACTAGCATGCCACAAAGTATGTACTTAATAACTGGCAATAATGTTATTGTTCCGTACTATTTAAATAACGACAGGCTAAAAATTGCAATCAAAATCGAAGACGCAATAAGGCATATCACTGTAGCAGAAAGCGCAGACGATCTACTTAATGGCGTAGTCAATAAATTTTTTAGCGAAGAAAAGGAAGCTGAACTTACTGCTGCAACTAGCGATATAGCGGCACTCGCAACTGAGGTAGCGGGTGTTGAGACAGCTCTAAGCGAGCTTGACGCGGACGATGTTGCAGAGACTACGACTAAAAAATGGTTTCTTGACACTGAAAAAACGAAGCTTGCTGGGCTAACCAATTACACCGACGCACAAGCAATCGCAGCACTTCTGGCAGGCTTTAGCGCAGTAGCAGGCGGCACTGTGTCTGGAGCAGATTCAATACTTGCCGCTTTGCAAAAACATGAATATAGACTCAATACGCTAACCCCCTTTGGCGGCGGCGTTAGAACGATTTCTACAAATGATAGGGTTTACGCATCAGATTTCGGAAAAAAGCTAAAAATTGACGGCGCTTCTGTAATTACATTGCCGCAAACGAGCACGGAAGATATCGCCGCAGGATTTTTCTGCTTTTTTGAAAATATTGGTAGTGTGGATGAAACTTTTGTTAAAGAAGGCACAAATACACTCCTCGGTAATACACTTGCTGCGCCAGGGGCTAAAGGGATTATTTATAAAAATAGCTCAACCCAGTGGTCAATCGCTGGCGGTACTAAATTAGAGGCTATATCAAGAAGAAAAGACATAGAAAGCCCTACTGTCAATGTCCCTTACGATGTTGTACCAAGCCTAGAAAATAACTTTACAGTTACACAAATTACCGTAACGCTTGGAGCGGGTAGCTGCACAATTGCGCCATTTAAGAAGGTTGGAGGTGCTGGAAGTGAGTTAGCTATGGCTACTTCAGCCCCAATTACTATTACAGCAGGCGTAACTCCTCAGCCGTTCTCAGTATCTGTAAGCAGTAATAATGATTTTGCTTTAGGGGATGAATTACTGTTAAGAGTTTCTGCTGCCACGTCGGCTGCAAGAATATGCGCTCAATTTATAGGTTACCGTAAAACTAACGTATGGTAGACCTGGAGTACATACATAAATTCGGCGGCAGGCTATATGGATATTGGTCATTTAGAGACTTATCAACGTACACCCCAGTCGCAGGAAAAATCAACTATATACGAAATAAAGCGTATTATGCCAACCCACTCATAGAAGAGTCTGATTTATTGCAGCCCACGGCCTTGGCAACTGGTTTCAATGGCAAGCCTTGTGCGAGTTTTGACGGATTGGGACAGTGCATGGTAAGCAAAAACCCATTGCCTGCATCTCGAACAAATATTTTAACCGTCGTCGTTGTTTTTCAAAACAAAACAGCATCGCTGGTAGATGGTCAAGCCAAAATCTTGCTTGAATTGTCATCTAACACAAATAGTGTGCAAACTGGTTTTTACATCGACATGGAAAATCTGAGCGGCAATACAGTAAATGGATTATATGCAGCAATGCGTGGAAATGTTGGCTTCAATGGCACTTCTTACAACTCATATTTCGTCAATGAAAATCAAATATTAATCGTTGAATTTAATAAAACAATTAACGACCCCCAGGTTAACTTAATAAAAAACAATGTGCAAATAACAAGGCAGGGCGGCGCTCTTAACAAAAATACTAATACTTTTGCTGACCATTATTTGTATGTGGGGGCAAGAAACCAAGCCAGCTTCCCTTTCTACGGATTGGTATCGGATATAGCCGTAATCGAAGGGGCTATTACTCCAGACGAGGAGACCGCCATCTCTCGCATGTTCGCAAATGAAATAGGGATTGAATTGTTATGACAGCTACACCTTCGCCAAAATATTCGGTTTTTGAAACCGCTGAAATCTATGAGCAATGGATAGCCATCGTTAATCAACAATTCGGATATCCAAATGGCAATACCGGACAATATACAAATCGGATAGATCATCCGACAAACGGACAGGTTGCCTGCTTTTATAAAACAGGTCAATTGGTGCAGCCGCCGACTGGCTCACAAGTGGTTGAAGAAGATTATATGATAGAAAACGGCTGGTTCAAGCGTAATGGCGAACAAACTACGGAGCCGCAGTAGCTTATGCAACGGTTAATAAATGCAGTGGTTAGCGTGAGGACGTTTGCAGGATTAACGACGCTATCAGTGTTGCTGGAGTTTGTTAAGTAAAAAGTGTTAAACATTAAACCAAGGGGGCAGTTATGAACAAAATAGTTTTAGAGCAAAATGATATTAATGTGATTAATGATCTTTGCAAGTCTGCTAAAGAAAATGGCGATGCAGATAACTTACGCTTGGATAATATTGTGTTAGAAGATTTTAATATAGATAAAGCTGAGCAAGTGCAGCACGGCTGGCAATTTGACTTAAGAGCAAGCGCGATTGATAACCTGAAACGCGTAGCTGAAGAAGCGAAGCTGAAAGGCAAAAATCGTGATGATTATCAAGTGTTAATCAATAAGATCAATAATCTTCAATATACTTCCCAAGTTCCAGGTAAAAACGCTGGAATACGTTAATCCAAAGGGCCGGTGAAAGCTGGCCTTTTTTATATATGTCTGAAAAGTTAACAAAAAAGCAACAACGGTTTGTCGATGAGTATTTGGCAGATCCAAAGCTTAATGCGACTCAAGCAGCAATCAGGGCAGGTTTCAGCAAAAAAACAGCTTATTCAATAGGGCATGAACTACTCACTAAAGATCCAATTAAAAAGGCTATAGAAGTTGCTCAACAAGAACTTAAAAAACGGACGGAAATTACTCAGGATTGGGTTTTAAATAACCTTAAATCAGTGGCTGAAAGGTGCATGGAGGCTGAGCAGGTCGTGTATCGAGGTCAGCCCGTAGAAGGGGCTTATCAATTTGACTCATCCGGTGCTAACCGCGCATTAGAGTTAATTGGTAAGCATCTTGGTATGTTTAAAGATAAATTAGAATTAACTGGTAAGGATGGCGGTGCTATCAATACGGTTACCCGAACAATGACTGAGCAAGAAGCTACTCAAGTTTACACTGAAAATCTAAAGAAATAATGAATTGCATTGAAGTTGTCGCAGAGCGCAATGAGCGTTTAATTAAAATACGCAGCAACCCGATTCTTTTACAAGCAGCTAAAATCCATTATAAAAGCCATCCGGTTGATTTTATCAACGACTGGATGTTTACCTACGACCCTAGGCAATCGCAGCCTTTATTGCCTTTTATTTTATTTAAACGCCAAGAAGAGTATATACACTGGCTAATCGATAGGTGGCAGGGAAAGGAAAGCGGTTTAGTCGAAAAAAGCCGCGACATGGGTTTGACCTGGCTCTCAATGGCTTTCTCAATCTGGATATGGTTATTTCATGATGGCATTGCTATCTCGTTCGGCTCTCGCAAAGAAGAGCTCGTGGATAGAATTGGCGACCCCAAAAGCATATTTGAGAAAGGACGGACAATATTAAATTTCTTGCCTAAAGAATTTTTACCGACGGGTTTTAATCTGATTAGAAACTGTACGCACATGAAAATTCTAAATCCTGAAAATGGATCATCCATCACAGGTGAGGCGGGCGATAACATGGGACGAGGCGGTCGCTCAAGTATTTATTTCAAGGATGAGTCTGCATTCTATGAACGACCAGAACGCATAGAGGCCTCCATTAGCCAAAACTCGGATGTAAAAATAGACATTTCAACACCGAATGGTGAAGGAAATCCTTTTTGGCGTAAACGGTTTGGTGGAAAAATTGCAGTCTTTACATTTCATTGGCGGGACGATCCGCGTAAAGATGATGTTTGGTATCAAAAACAATGCGATGAGTTAGACCCTATCACTGTAGCGCAAGAAATTGACATCGATTATTCAGCTTCTATTGATAATGTCACAATCCCCTCGGCCTGGGTAAGGGCTGCTATTAATTTAGATATTAAAGGAACTGGCTTACGTTTTGCAGGCTTTGACGTAGCCGATGAGGGAACCGACTACAAAGCACTTGCAATAAGAAAAGGGTCGGTAGTTGAGTCTATTGAACGCTGGAAAGAAGGTAACACAACCCAAGCAGCCAGGAAGGTATTTAACCGCTGTCAGGAATGCGCCATCGACAACCTAAATTATGATGTTATCGGTGTAGGCGCAGGCGTTAAAGGCGAGTTATGGAGCTTAAGCCAGCAATACACGCACAGAATCAATATTAATGGCGTGGTAATAGGCGAGGGTATTTCAAAAGAGCAATTTACACCAGAAAAGAAGAATGAGGATTTATTTTTAAATCTAAAAGCTGAATTGTGGTGGAAACTAAGACGGCGCTTTGAACGTACATATGAACATGTTAAGGGCATTAAAGAATGGCCGATTGATGAGCTTATCAGTATTCCTAATGATAGTGAGCTTATATCGCAACTGTCCCGCCAGCTTTATGAGAAAACCGAGAACGGTAAAATAAAAATGGAATCAAAAGCTAAGATGAAAAAAAGAGGTGTTGCAAGTCCTGATATGGCGGATGCTTTAGTTTTATCTTATGCACCAACATGCAATGAGACGCTTAAGTGGGCGCAAGTTTCATTAATGAGACGTTAATGTTTAAATCAATTATAAAGCCGCTGCAAGACCAGCGCGATAAAGATTATCCAGAGCGCTCTTTTTGGATTGATATTTATACCAGAGTGCTAGAGGGTGAGATTTACGATCATTTAGTGAACCCATTTCACGTTGAATATAATACTACTAACGAATATATACCAATTCACAAACGTATACCTTCAGTCATCTATGGACTACCCGAAATCATTGTAAATGACAGCGTCTCCATGCTGTTTAGTGAAGCACACTTTCCTGAAATTGATTGTAAGGACGAGCCTACGCGCGATGCGTTGCAAGAGGTCATCAAATCCTGCCGACTCAATCAGTTAATGATTGAAGCAGCAAGGGCGGGAAGCGTAGGCAGCATTGCAATATTAATGCAGGTATTGAGTAACAGGCTTTATTTTAAAGTGCTATCGACACAGTATTTAACCCCTGTTTATGATAGAAACGCACCCGACACCCTCATTAAAGTTGTCGAAAAATACAAAGTTAAGGGCCACGATTTAAAAGAATTAGATTATCCTATTGCCGATGAAAACTTAAATAGCTGGCACTGGGTTAAGCGCGAATGGGATGCAAACGCAGAGACCGTTTACCTGCCTTGGCTTGTTTCTAATAAAGAGGCCGTGCCACAGGTTGATAGCAAAAAAACAGTTCAGCATAGACTTGGCTTTGTGCCTATGGTGTGGATTAAAAACCTGCCAGGTGGCAAAGGCATAGATGGTCGCTGTACGTTTAAATCAGCAATTGATATAGCTATCGAGATTGATTATCAGCTATCCATGGCAGGCAGAGCCTTAAAGTATTCAGCAGACCCTAAGCTTGTTATCAAAAACCCAGCTAATCCTAATCAAACCATAGAAGGTAGCGGCAACGCACTTATTGTAGAGTCAGATGGCGGCGCAGAGCTTCTTGAGATTAATGGAAAAGCAGCGGATGCGGTTATTCAATATGTCCGTGCGTTGCGCGAAATGGGCTTAGAGGCAGTGCGCGGTAATCGAGTGAATGCAGATAAGGTGGCTGTTGCTCAATCTGGTAAAGCAATGGAAATGCTAAACCAAGCTTTGGTATGGCTTTCTGATGAATTGCGCATTAGCTACGGTGAATGCGGTTTATTAGACCTATTAAAAATGATTATTAATGCCTCCAAGAAGCTTAAATTACAAGTAGATGGAAAGCCATTAGGTGAGCTAAACGACAGTGAGAAGGTAACTCTTCGCTGGCCGCAATGGTATCCTCCTACCTCGCATGATAAACAAAGCGATGCCACCACATTAAAAGTTTTAAGCGATAGCGGTCATATTTCTCAAGAAACAGCCGTTAAAACTATCGCAGCTAATTATGATATTGAAGATGTCAGCAAAGAATTACAGCAAATTGAGGCTGATGCCAAAAAGCTTGCTGCAATGCAACCTAAAGTAACTGAAACCATACAAGCATAGGGCTGATGCCCACAGGAGAACGTCAGATGACCGATGAAACTAACTTAGATAACGAAGATTTAACCCAGGATAATGATACAGGGCATGAAGATTCCGGCAAAGATGAAAGTGCCCACATTAGGGAGCTTCGCGCAGAGGCTAAAACCAGAAGGTTACAGGCAAAGAAAGCTGAAAAAAAAGCGCAAGAAGCAGAAACAAAGGCACAACAAGCCTTGCAGCGCATTGATGAGTTACAAAAAACCAATAATGAGCGGTTAATTCGCGCAGAGCTTAAAGCACAAGCCGCTTTAGCGGGCATGATTGATATGGACGGGCTTAAGTTAGCCGATTTATCAAAAGTGACTCTAGATGATAATGGCGATGTGCAAGGTGCGCCAGAGTTAATTAAAGCGCTCAAAGAAACTAAACCCTATTTATTTAAAGAAGTCGTAAGCACAAGTGCTAATCCTGACATGCCAAAGCCTGGGGCTCAAGAAGCCAAAAAGGCGAAAGATATGTCGGAGGCCGAATATAAGGCAGAACTTGCAAAATACGGCGTTCGATAATTATTAACAAACCTACATTTCATCGGGGCTAGACGCCCAGGAAATGCAAAGCTATCGGGGACTGACTCCCAGGGCTAAGTGAACATTACTTAATCTTAGGAGTCATAAATGAGTATTTCCAATTTTCCAACCTCGTTACAACCGTTAATCCAACAAGGCTTTTTAGAGCGGCGCTTTTCAGAAGGGCTAACTTCTAAGCTTGGCTATGGTCTTGTTGCAGAGCGCGAAGAGTTCGCAACTAAAATCGGCGAAACCTTAACCAAAACTAAGTTTGGTCATAAAGCGCCGGTCACTACCCCTTTGAATCCTTCACTCAACACTAACTTGGATAACGGCTTAACGCCCGCTTCTAACAGTGTTGAGCAGTACACCATGACGCTAAATGAATATGGTGACACCATCGACTTAAACATCATCAACCAGAAAGTAGGGATTGAAAAGCAATTCTTAATGAATGCTCGTGTGAATGGTGTACAGGCTGGTCAAACAGTTGATAGGCTGTCTCGTAATTATCTATTTGATGCCTATCTTGGAGGCAATACCCGCGTAAAAACTACGCTAGGCTCGCCAGCTACCAGCATTGCTGTAGATGATATTCGCGGCTTTCTTTATAAAAAGGTGAATGGGCAAGATGTCCCAGTAAGCGGAAGCAACACCCTAGCTGTAGTTGTTGGCTCTAATAGCTATACGCTCACGGGTGCCACTGCTGACGTGAGTAACACGTCAACCGCTCCTAGTGGCATTTCTGGCACATTAACCTTCAGCGGCAATGTTAGCACCTCAGATGGCACAGCAGGAAATGCTGTGGTGGCAGGCATAGCGCCTACTATATTACGTCCCAGCGCAAGAGCAACTACCGCAGCGCTGACTAGTGGTGATTTATTAACCATGTCCCTGCTGCTTGATGGCGTAACTCGTCTTCGTAATAATGGCGTGGAAGGTCGTGGCGGCATGTATGACTGTATCATGGATGACACTTCGATGCGTCAGCTCTATGCGGACCCTGAGTTTCAATTATTATTCCGCGGTACTGGTATGAGCGCAGAAGAATACCGACGTGCTCAAATCGTGGAAATTCTGGACTTGCGCTTGGTTCGCACTAACGAAGCCCCGCAGCAAACCCTAACTAATGGCGTTAAAGTGCATCGCCCCATTATTTGCGGAGAAGGCTGCTTAATTAAAGGTATATTTGAGGGCTTAACCGATGCTATGCAGAAAAACGGCGCCTCAGAGATTGATGTAGTCGAGGACATTGTTCAAGTAACTCGCGGGCCACTAGATAGGTTAGATCAAATCATAGCTCAATCCTGGTATACCATTATGGGCTTTGGTGTTCCAACTGATGTTACGGCTGACACCAGCATTATCCCAACCGCCAACAACAGCTACTTTAAGCGTGCAGTTGTGTTAGAAGTCGGAGGCGCATAATCATGGCTATTACAAACAAAGGAAAACAACAGGAGCAGGCAGGTACTGCTCCTCAAAGTCCAATTGAGCAAGAAGTGCAAGCATCTGCCGGAAACGAGCAGGCGGCACAAGATGCTGCCCTGGAAAAACCCACTGATGTTCATGGCGATATGCCAGAAAGTGATGCCGTCAAAGATGTTCAGCCAGCAGCGCCAAGCGAAGTCTTAATGCTAAGCAATTATGTTTTGGTATTAAGAATGCCTGGCCAGGATGCCAGCGTGACCAAGCATTTTAGGGAGGGGCAGGTGGTCGCTAATCCAGAGACTATTAAGCACTTAATTGATAATCAAGCCCCCATTCGCTATTTGAGCTAAGACTATGGCCTTTACCGATGCTGAAAAGACGGCCATTCGTCGTTATTGCGGTTATCCCGTATTTGGCGCACAGCCTACACAAGGTTTTGGCTATCGTTTTTTTACCTGGTATGGAAACCTTGAATATAAGCTCAATAATATGCAATCAAGCGAAGAGGCAGTGGTTAAGGCTAGCTATCTTGCCAATCTTTCGCAGCTTGAGAGTGATATTGTGAGCGTGCGGGATAATTTAGACACTGACAAGGCTGCCATTTGGGAGCGTAACCGGAGCGAAGCAAGAGACCGTGAGCAATTATTTGATAATTGGCGTAGGCGCTTGTGTGGATTTCTGGGCGTGCCTCCCGGCCCTGATTTAGGCCAGGGTGGGATTAGGGTAGTCGTATAATGGATGGCAGCCGTTTACAGCAATTGGTTTATAAGGGCTATGGTAAAGCTGCGTTTCGTATCGGTTCAAGTTTCACCGTGTATCGCTCAACAACAGGAATTGAGCCTATCAATGCTGGTAACGTACAAGGGAATGTACTAGCCAGCGCCAATATTAACTGGGAATACACCAAGGCCAATAAATACGGCAATGCAGTATGGCAATTAGTGACCGACGGTAGAGCTATTCAGCGCTTTGATTATCTAGTTGGTGATCAAACATTCTTTATTGCAGGCATGCAGCACTTACTGCCCATCTTAGGCGTAGAGTGCAATGCAAGATTAACCTTCAAAAGGCCCGCCGCCTTAACAGGTAAAGGCTATGTGGGCTATAGCGGCAACACAGCCCCCGAAGAAACCACATTAATGCAAGCCTGCCCCGTGTCACTCCTTGAAAATAGCAAGGGCGAGCAAAACCCTGTAGGACTGCCGCAAGATACCAAGATGCCTTGGTTTAAATGCTTGGCGCCTTACTTGGGTAACGTCACACTTAAAACCGGTGATGTGGCGATAGATGAGCAAGGTGCGCGCTATATCGTAAGCAGTGATGAGCTAACCGACCTGGGCTGGCGCTTAACACTAAGCAAGGTAGGTGCCTAATGGCAAGCTTAACGGATGTTATGAATGCTATAGGCGGCCTCGCGGCCTCTGCATTGTATCCCGATGGAACTGGGCAAGCCTCTATTGCGGGCACCGATATTACCATAGTAAGCGGCTGGCCTGATGCCAATGCGCTAAATACGGCGCTGTCAGAGGGCAAGGTATTTGTGTCTATTTACCCCGTCAATAACATGGAGCGTAGCACAACACGCTATGCCAGGGTTTGGTACGATGGACCTATGGCGCCTATAACGCTCACCGCAACTGTTGTTAATAACACGGTAACGCTAGGTGGCGCAATCTCAACGCCCTCTGCCTGCATGCTCATCGTTAACGGTACGCCTTACGCGTACGCCATCCAGCCAAGCGATACGCCTGAGAGCATCGCCGCTGCATTAGCGGCTCTCATTCCAGGCGCGGAGACTACAGGCTCTGTTATTACTATTACAGGCGCCCACAGTGTAATTGCCAGAATTAACACGGCAGGCACAAGCACAAGGCCGATTAAAAGCCAAGAGCGCGTGTTTATGATAACAACCTGGGCCCCTAACTTTGCCTTACGCGAAACGGTAAGCAATGCCATTGAAATAGCCTTAACTGCAGCACAGCGGATGATGATGCCTGACGGGTTTTATGCCGCGCTAAGTTATCGCGGAGCCTCTGAGCAAGACCAATTACAAAAGCCGCTTATTTATCGACGTGACCTGCGTTACGCCGTGGATTACACCACCACACAAACCGAAACTGATTACACCATTAACCACCCCTTTGTTAACAGTATTACCCCCACCTAGAGAGACAAACCCATGACTGAAAAAACAAAAATCCACAGCATAAAGCTTGTGGTGCAAGAGGCGTTTGGCGATTACCGCCGAGGCGATGAAATTACCGATAAAAAAATCATTGATGATGTGCTAGCAACCCATGCTGACCATGTCGTTAAAGTTTATACCAGGGAGAGTTAAGCATGCCCGTCATACAAGCTGGAACATTTAATACCACGAGCATAAATGCACCGAATGTTTATGTGCAAATATTGCCGCCGTCACAAACGCTATTAAATGGCGTGCCAACCAATATCCTGGGCATTGTAGGTATAGCCTCTTGGGGTCCCGTTAATTCGCCCGTCACCATCAGCAGCATGGATGAGTATCAACAAAAATTTGGGCCCATGCTGACCTTAAAGCATGATTTGGGCACGGCCGTTAACTTGGCGTGCGCTAACTTTGCTAACAACATACGCTGCGTTCGGGTAACCGATGGCACGGATGCAGCCGCTACAAAGAACATTATGGATACAGCGGGCACGCCTGCTATAGGCATGGTATTAACTGCAAAGTATACGGGCACCTATGGCAATAATGTTAAGGCCACAGTGAGCGCTGGCACTAACTCAATCACCGCCAGTCCAACCTATAAGATCACAGTATCCTTACCCAACGGTCTGCCAGAGGTCTATGACAACATCGGCGGAACAGGTAACGCACTCTGGCAAAATATCGTGAACGCCATCAATAATGGCCAGGCCGCACAAGGCCCCTCGGGGCTGGTTACCGCAACCTTAGGTGCAGGCACTGCGGCCCCAGCGCTTGCTAGCTATACCTTGGCAGGTGGCGCGGATGGAAATAGCTCAATTCTCGATACTCGATTGGTAGGCTCAGATACGACGCCGCGGGCCGGTATGTATGCGCTGCGAAATACGGGCGTAAGCATTGTAATGCTCAGCGATTGTGACGACTCAGCCACTTATAGCGCCCAATTAGCTTTTGGTCTTTCCGAAGGCGCCTATATGATTTTAACAGGCCCCGCAGGACAGACTATCTCAGCTGCGATTACGGCTAAGCAGACAGTAGGCATTGATAACTACAGTGCTAAATTGATGCTAGGTGACTGGGTTTATTTCCAAGATACCCAAAACAACCAAGTACGCCTAGTTAGTCCGCAAGGCGTTATTTCGGGTCGATTAGCCAATCTATCGCCTGAGCGCTCAAGCCTAAATCAGCCTGTGCTAGGTATTTTAGGTACCCAGAGCAGCTACAAGCATAAAGTGTACTCTGATGCGGAAATCGTACAGCTCTCGCAAGCCGGCATTGACGTCATTGTTAACCCATCACCCGGTGGTGATTATTTTGCCGCCCGCTTAGGTCAAAGCACCAGTTCTAACGCGCTGACTAATACCGATGAGTACTGCCGCTTAACCAACTATATCGCTTACACCTTAAACCAAGGCCTCGGCAAGTTTGTGGGCAGATTACAAAACACGGCGACACGATTAGAAGCTAAGACCGCATTACAAACGTTTCTCAGTAATCTTGAGCAACAAGGCATGATTGGTGATGTGAACGGCGGACCCGCCTTTAAAGTGATTTTGGATGTCTCAAACAACCCCTCAAGCCGTGTGGCATTAGGCTATATGCAGGCTGACGTGCAGGTTGCTTATTTGAGAACTATCCGCGTGTTCTTAGTGAATTTACAAACGGGCCAAGTGACCGTTCAATAAGGAGTTTAAAATGCCAAGTTCAGGTTACGCAACAGGCCAGGATATTACACTACATTTTTACGATCAAAATGGGGCCGTCGATTTTGGAATAGGGATTACTAATTTCAATGCCAAGCAAGACGTGGCTAAAAATCGCATTAAGCCCATCGACTCACCCAGCGTTAATCAAATCTTCTACGAGGGCTGGTCAGGCTCTTGTGACATTGAGCGTAATAATCCAAAAGTCATGGATTATTTTATTGCGCAAGAGGCTGCTTTTTATCGCGGCGAGAATTTGCCAGAGGCAAGCATCACAGAAACCATTGTTGAGGCCGACGGCTCTATCAGTCAGTACATTTATACAGGTGTAAGACTGTCATTGGATGATGGTGGTTCATTCGCACGTGATACGGCTGTGACCCAGCGTATTAGCTTTGAAGCTGCTAGAAAGCAGAAGTTAGCATAAATAAAAAAGCCCCAGCGAAGGGGCTTAGTTCTCTCGCGTGTTAGCGCACCGAGAGAGCGAAGACTACCTAAAAGGCAGGTAATCATATGAATAATCATAGCAAAACCTATATTAAATATAAAGAATTCATCATGAAATTAGCAGGCAGCGAAAAGCATTCGGCTAAATGGGCCAATACTATTATTACTGTGGTCTTTATCTATTCGTTGCCCAGCATCATTCATGCTCTAACAGATTTTATAAAATTATTCTTAACATAAGTAAAAGGGTTAAAAAATGCAAAAACCAAAAGTAGAAATTTTACAAGGTGATACACCATCGCAAGTCGTGCAGGCTGAAAAAGCAGACATAAAGGACTCTTTAGGACGCATCATTACAGTTAGAAGGCCACCAATCCTTGAGAAATTCCGCTTTATTAAAATACTCGGCGATAATTCTAGCAATGACGTCTATCTTAAAGAAATTAGCATTTATAACTGGGTATCAGCTATTGATGGATCTCCAGTGACGAAAAATAGCGAACGCGAATTAGAGGCTCTTATTCAACGCTTAGGCTATGAAGGCCATCAGGCTATTTTAGAGGGCATCATGCAGCTCATTGGCCAAGAGACCGAAGAGAATGAACAGCAGGAGAAAGATTTAATAAAAAAATAGCTACCGCTCCTGAGTTTAAGGAGCGTGCTTGGTTAATCTATAACCGCATGCCTTGGGACGCGGTGTATGGCCAAGAAAAGCCTTGGCAAGGCGAAATGCCAAGTTACTTTGTGACGGCCTTCTCAATATGCTTTTCTGAATTTCGTGGCGCCAAATTTAACTGGGCTAACTTTCAGTTTGAAGAACAAAAATAAAAAACCCCAAGAGCAATAAGCTTTGGGGTTAATGCTATCGCGTGTACCACCACCGATAGCGTGTTGACTACCTATAAAGGAGGTAATCATAAGTGAATGATAACAAAATCGTTTTATTTTTTCACTCTTTTAGAGAGGTAATGATACAGATGCCAAGTAGTAGCTTTGCAATTACGGCAATCAGTCTATCAATACTGATACCTGCAACTTGTTTGGGAATTAAGTGGTTATTGAATGGGATCGCACCTTTGCTTAAAGATTATTTCGATTATAAGGCGAAAGAAAAAATAAAAAAATCGTAAGTATGAAAGAGGTAATTATGAGCGGAAAATTAACAGAAAATCAGCAAGATAAAATGGTTACTACGATGTGTAGAGTAGCTTTGCTAATCGGTTTTGGAATAGCAGCATTGCCAATTGCTTTAATTGTTAAAGAATTTATTCATTAAATATTGGGTAAAATCATGAACAACCCAATAGACAAACAAATTAACCGTGACTGCTTGATAGCATTTGTGGCTATAAGCTTAGTCGCATTTGCTGTAGTAAGTGCTTTATTGCTCCAAAGCTAATTAGGGCAAGAGCGCATATTCAGGGTTGCTCTAGTCATTTAAATAAACTCTAATTTCAACACGGGCGCCCATTGCAACAGCGGCTTTATTGAGACTTTTTAAAGTCATATTACAATTATGCTCAAGCCTTTGGTACTGTTGGTAAGGTATGCTCATTGCTCTAGCCACATTAGCCATCGTTTGAGAGCGTTTTTTACGTAACAAGTGTAATAATATAGGCGCAGCTATATCAGGACTAACGGGGATAGGGTATTCACCATCTTGCCCAGGAGATGGATCGTTTATTTCCTCGTTATTGGATGACATTACTGCAAGCATGCCATCTAGCACTTCTTGGGCATTAAAAAGAGCCTCTTCAAGGGTGTCGCCTTCTGTAAAAACATTGGGCAAATCCCGGAAGGTCACGATATATCCGCCTTCTTCAGCGTCAGCAAGATTTGCAAAGTAGGTTAATTTAAGTTCGCTCATTTTAATTTTACTCCAGATCTTTTTTCAATATTTTTAAGCGTGCCGATTTTAATGTCATGCTTACTGTGGACGGGCACGGGAACTGATAGCTGGCCATTCTGCATAATATGATGACTGCCGTTGATACGGACACATTTAAAGCCATTTTGTTCTAAGATTTTAATTACTGTTTTGCCGTCCATTTAAAGCGCCTTGCACATGATATAATATGTATTATAGATGGTTTTACAGTGATTACAACATTTATTATGTGATAATGGCAAAGATTTTTTGCCATCGGGAATTTCCCTAAAGCTTGCTCGAATTGGATAAATTGGCTTATGATGCCTTAGTTATTAACTGAGGAGTAATTATGTTATGTCTAGGGCTAAAGAAGCAGCTTTTGTAGTATGCATAATAATCGTTTCAATATTCTTTATGGGATTTTCTCACTATTCAAATGAAGGCGAATCCTCCACGGACAATGGGACTAAACCTGAAAATCAACAACAAAAAATAATTACTCCCAAAGAGAGAATAGATAATATATTACAGGTAAATAGAGACCTATACCCTGGTTTTAGCGTTCATAAAAATTATTCGGATGATTCATATATAGTTTCAGTAAGCCAGAACGAAGCAATTGAGACTTTGCCAAACTTCATAAGCCAGGGGAAAATTACTGTTAGTAAAAATTTTGATCCAATATCTGACAGACCTGAAATTACAGGGTTAATGCTACTATACTTCGCAGGCATAATTACAAGGGATTTATATAACGAACCTTCAACAGATAAGATTAAAATTATAGGCTATATTGATGACTCGGATGATTATGGCAATCCTAAGCAAATAAAAGTTTTTTCTTTTGAATTTACCCGGCCCCTTTACGATAAGATAAATTGGGATAATTTTAATACAGACAAGCTACAGCGGGTTGCGAAGCACTTTACCTATTACGAATGAAAGAATTTAAAACCTTTGAAGAATTTGGCAATCATATTAAAAAAGTGATTGCCAGCGAAGCTATCTACAAAAAAGCAACTCTGACTATTCTCGGTAAATTCATACAAGATGCAAGCAAAAGAAAATTCGGTCATTATCAGCCAGACCATGGTCTTTTTGAGGAATGGGCTGAGTTAAAAGACGCTACTCAAGAGCAGCGTCAGAGGGAAGGCTATTCTCCTAATGATCCGCTTTATAGAAGCGGAGAGCTGATGGAGTCAATAGAATTTTCTGTTGTAACAAACTCAGTATTTGTGGGCTCCAAAAATCCAATTATGGCTTACCAAGAGCTTGGAACCAATCATATTCCGCCAAGACCTGTGCTAGGTGCGGCTATGTTTGAAAATAGAGACAAAATTAAAAAGATTGTAGCCCAATCTGTGCGGCTATGGTTGAAAAGCGAAAGTTTAAAACAATTGGAACACGGTTATGGCACATTTTGAAGAAGCGTATGCTATAGCAACGCGTATCACTATTACAGGCGATGCTGAGAAAAAACTACAAAGCTTTTGGCGTGCCATTAGGCGAACCAACGAAGCTCTTGAGGTCCTTAACAAGCGTTTACGGCCAATTAATGATCAAATCACACGGCTAGATCAGTTAACAGGCAAATTAAACCCCAAAATGCACGCATTTCGGGAAGCCTTATACGGGTCTAAAAGTGCGTTAAATTCGCTTAATAATTCTTTTTCCACGTTAGGCGATAGAACTTTAAGCTCAATCAATCGATTTGATAAATTTAATATTAAAACAGCATCGTCAATAGCTAAAGTGGATGCTTTATCAGCAAAGGTTAGGCAGCTTAGCGCTAATATGGAAGGATTGAACGCAGCGACGGCCCATTCCAGGACTATTGGCGGAGCAATCTCAAAGGGCAGAAAATCTGCGCCAGAAGGGGGAGGCGCAAGTGTTCATGCTAGAAATATGCATCTTGGGCCCTTTGGATATAACCCCGGCTCTATAGCTATTAGCGCCGCCGCATATGGAGCTTATAATACCGTAAAAGGCTCATACCAGGCAGATAAAGAGTATCAGAAAACGCTTGCGCAATTTGATCTTATGGGCTTTGGTGATTCAGCTAGAGAAAGAGCTGTTAGATTTGCTTTTAGCAATCAAGAAAAAGGCATTTCACCAACTTCCCTATTAAAATCTCTTACAGATGCGGCTCAGGTATTGAAAGACCCTGTGGCAGCAGAAAAGATAGCACCAATGTTAGCAAGAGCGGAGTTTGCAAATTCTTCAATAATCCCTAATTATAATCATGCTCAAAATAGAGACCTAGTTCGAGCCGCAGAAATGTACTTGGGCACAAAAGACCCCGAAAAGCTCAAGCCTGTTTTAGACACTTTTCAAAAAGTAATCAGTTCATCTGGTGGCCGTGTGCTTCCTACGCAATTCTTAAACTTTATGCAGACAGGAGGCATTGCCGCAAAGAATATGGCTCTTGATACATTCTATATGCTCGAACCTATTATTCAAGAAGCGGGCGGTCATCGTGCGGGCACTGGACTAACCTCAATTCAGCGTCAGCTTCAAAGCGGAAGCATGACGCAATCAACAGCCGAGCGTTTATCCGAGCTTGGTATACTTGATAAAACAAAACTAAAATATAATAAAGTTGGCTCTATTAAAAAAGTTCTTCCTGGTGCCGTCCTAGGTAGTGATGCATTAAGTAATAATGTTGTAGCCTGGTTCGAAGGTGTTTATTTACCGCAGCTTGCAAAGCATGGCATAACCGCTAAAAAAGATATTCTTAATGAGATTAATTACGATTTTGGCAATAGAACAGGAGCCGCATTGGCGGGGCTTATTGATGTATCACTAGAGAAAGCTATTTTATCAGCCAAGGTAAGTCCAAAGGCTATGGGTGTAGATGAGAGCTTTAAAAAAGCCTTAAGCATACCAACCGGAAGTGAAAAAGCCTTAACAGAGGCACTAAATAGATTTGAAACAGCTCTTGGGAAATTTACATCGCCAGCTATTTTAAATGCAATGGATAGGCTCACAGGCTTTCTTGACACCACAGCAAAATTACTCGAAACCTTTTCTGATAAAGATGCAACTGCAGGCCAAAAAAAGGATGCGGCTTTAAATTATGGTGGCAAGATTGTCAAAAAGATTTATGACACTTCTGGAGCTAAAGCCGCAAACGACATGTTCGACTCTACAGCAAAGAGCTCCGGCAGAAACTCTATGCCAATGCTTCCTTCAGGCTTTGGTATGCCTACTCAAATTACCGTGCCACCTCCAGCTTCAGCACAAAAACAAGCTATCCAATTGCATAGCCGGTTTGATGTTGACGGCAGAAAGCTTTTTGAAGGCGTAACAATGTACCAAGTCAATGAGCTTAACAAGCCGCAAACGGGTACGTCTTCAGTCAACCCAAGAGTTGGCTCTATACAACCCGGCATGAACATGGCGCGCTAATATGCTAAGTCTCAGAATAAAAGTACAGCTCGGTGATTTTGAGTTTCAAACCCACGAATTGCCCGAGAGCATTAACTTTGGTGGTGAGCAACGCTGTGCCGTACATGAAATGGTCGGCGGTGAGCGTGTGGTCGATGCCATGGGTCGTAGCGAAAGCATGATTTCATGGAGCGGCTTGTTCTTTGGTGATGGGGCTGTCGATAGGGCAAGATTTTTAGACACGCTCCGAAGTGATGGGCAACCACTAGATTTCCAGTACGGTGAGTTTTATTACACAGTACTTATAAAATCCTTTGAGGCGCAATTTCAGCGCTCTAACAAAGTGCCCTATACGCTATCCTTGCTGGTTATCGAAAATCTGACAGACCCCGTTAGGTCTTCACCCTTAGGCAACTTTATTGACGATATTATGCGCGATATTCAAGATGCCATGGACATAGCCGACGCTATCCGCAATCCCTCAATCAGCACGGCTACCTCGTTGCTTAATGATGCTGCAAAGGTATTGCCAGGGCTAAAGGATGTTACGCAGCCTGTGGTTAATAATATATTGAGGCCTTTAAGTCAGGCACAAAGCCAAGTTGGCTCGGCCATTAGCGCGTTATCAAAAAACTTGTTTTAAAATAATGGGGCCATTTTGTACCCACTATTTGCATGTAGCGTATTGACACAAAAATTGAATTTGAAACAATAAAACAAATCCCCTGAAAACAACAAAGCCCTCATTGGCAGCAACCTTTGAGGGCTTTTTTTATGCCTTCGCGTAAACCCAATTACCGAAGGCGCGTCAATTACCTAAACAGGAGGCAATTGCTATGGACAATTTTAACATCCCAAGTGCATTTTTCAAAATACTAGCGGTTTTTATGATGAGCAAAGAGTTATCGCGTAAACAAAAGGAACGGGTTTCTAAAGGAATTTGCTTATTTCTCATCTTGTGGGGCTTGTCTCTACTCGTTCACGAGATGGTGCCTGCACTAAACAATTATATAAATTATAAGCTAAGCCATAATGACCACACTACCCAATAACGTTATAGCCGACGAGCTAACCACACTGCACAACTTGTATTTACTGCAAGCCAAGCTTGGTCGCATTAAAGCTAACTTAGCCCTTATCAATGCAGCACCGAATGCGAAAGTGATTACCGTCATTAATGGCGATTTATTCTCCATTGCGGCCAAAGAATATGGCGACCATACGTTATGGACACAAATTGCCGAGGCCAATGGGCTGATAGACCCTTTTTTAGAAGGCATTAACAAGCTTGTTATTCCTAAGAAAGCCGCACAATCCTCGGGAGGCATTTTAAATGCTAAATGAGGTTCCGGCAGTATCCTTTGGCAGACAGCCCCGCGGCATGGTTGTGATTAACGAGGTACCCGTGAGCTGGATTAGCTTTGAGGTCACCAATAACAATCACTATCAAGCAGACACCTTTCGGGTGGAGCTGCCCATTAGCGGCCAAGACGATAGCCTAACGCCTCATTATTGGGCCAGCACATCCCCCTTGCTTATTGAAATCTTTGCAGGGTTCCCTAACGACCCCGACAATTACAGCAACACCGATTTAAAAAGCCTCATCTTGGGCGAAGCGGACGAAGTTGAATATGACCCTGAGCGCTCCCTGATTGTCTTATCAGGCCGTAATCTAGTTGCCCGTTTTATTGATAACAAAACAACCGAAGGCTTTGATAATCTCACGGCCTCACAAATTGCCCAAAAGTTAGCATCACGGCGTAATCTTAAATCATTTGTCATTACGACCAGCACGAAAGTCGGCAAGTTCTACGCGATAACGCAAACGCTAACCACGAACCAGCATACTGAATGGGACTTGCTAACTTTCCTCGCTAACCAAGAACAATTTAGCGTCTTTGTTAAAGGCGACACCCTTTATTTCCAGCCCTTGCCAGAACCCAGCGATAATCCTTATCTGCTCGAATGGCAGGCGCCCGATACAACAAGTGCTTATCCGCGCTATAACGGCATGGCTCTCAAGCTCTCGCGCAGCCTCACACTGGCTAAAGATGTGATTGTGAAAGTGCATAGCTGGAACTCAAAGCAAAAGAAGGGCTTTACAAAGACGGCTCGCTCTATCCGCAACAAAAAAGGTAAGCGAGACCCCGGGGTTCAGCAATACAGTTACATTTTCCCCAACTTAACGGCCGAGCAGGCCCTGCAAAAAGCCCAGCAACTCTTAAAAGACATCACTGCGCACGAGGTAAGGCTGTATGCAGAATTGCCCGCCGATAATATTTTAACCGTAGATAACATTATTCAACTCAAAGGGACAGCCACAGGGTTTGACCAAATCTTTTACCCTGACGCCATTACACGGCGCATGAGCCTGGATGAGGGCTATAAAATGACCATTACAGCTAAAAACCATTCAACCGAGAGCACCGTTTTAGTATGAGCACGCATCACTTAGCAAATCATATGCGAGCCCAGGCTAGCCTTATGCAAGGCTTTCAATCTGTGGCTAAAAAGGGAATTGTTAAAAACTATAACCCCAATGATTACACGGCAAGAGTGGCGTTAATGCCCGAGGGTACACTTACTCAACCTTTACCCATTGCCAGTCAGTGGATAGGCAATGGCTGGGGGCTACTCACCCCGCCAAGCCCTGGCGATGAGTGCCTTGTGATTTTCCAAGAAGGCTCCTATAACGACGGTATTGTAATTGGCCTTAATTTTAATGATGTCGAACGCCCTTTATCGGTCCCCGCGGGCGAGTGCTGGCTGGTCCATAAAACAGGCTCCTTTCTAAAGCTTACCAATGATGGAAAAGTGGCTTTAAATGGAAAAGTTGAAATTGACGTCACAACCCCCGAGCTTCATATCACCACAACAGGGAATGTTATGCTGAACGCTGGCGGCAATGTAACCGCCACGGCCGCAAGCTGGGATATTACAGGCAATACCAAAATCACGGGCGATTTGCTAGTAACGGGCGATATCAGCGACAAGAATGCCGCCAAGGGTACTGTTCAGCATATCCGCGACAATTATAACGAACACACCCACGGCGGCGTACAGTCCGGTGGCAGCAACACCAGCGGACCCAGCGCACCTCTCTAAGGATATTTCATGGACATTTATCACAATTATGGCAATGACCTAAAAGCCGGGGTTACGGGCGACCTATTGCTTGCATCTGACCGCGAAACCGCGCAACAACGCATTATACGCAGACTATTAACACCACCAGGCAGCTATATTGCACACCCTGATTATGGCGCAGGTCTTGCGCAATATGTTGGCTTGCCATTATCGCTGGCGCTTGAGAAGCAGATAAAAGCCATTATCACCACGCAAATGTTCAATGAAACCAGTGTTAGCAAATCTCCCTCGCCCATTATTCAGCTAACGCCGACCTTAGACGGCTTGGCTTGCTTTATCCAGTATGCCGAAGTAGCCAGCAGCCAGATTGTAACCCTTAATTTTCAAGTGAGTAAATAATGGCCCTCGACTTAAAAAGCAATGAAACCCTCTTAAGAGACCAGGCAACGGCCATCCAAGCCAAAAGCAAGGCCCTTGTCGACTTATCGGTCGGCGCCATCTTGCGGGCCATCCTTGAGTCAAACGCCATGCAAACATTATGGCAGCAAGGCGAAATACAAAAAGTATTGGCCGCTACCCGTGCCTATACGAGCACAGGTACTGACCTTGACACCTTTGTTCAGGACTTCGGCCTAACAAGGCTCCCTGCGGTAGCTGCTGTGGGCAACGTTACCTTCTCACGCTTTACTGCAACCTTGCAAGCTGTGGTGCCCTTTAGCGCAAAGGTAGAGACCGCCAATGGGGCGCAAGTTTTCTCTGTTGTCATAGACCCTAGCCATCCTAATTATAGCGAAAGCTTGGGCGGCTACGTACTGCCCGCCGGCACAGCAAGCCTTTCCGTCCCCGTTCATGCAGATGTACCAGGCGCAGCGGGGAATGTGGGCATCGGCGAAATCAATACCATATTACAAGGTATCCCAAGCATTGATACCGTTACCAATACGACGGCTTTTGCCAGTGGGCAGGATGTTGAGAGCGACGAAGCCCTGCGCTCACGGTTTATCGATTATCTCGGCGGGCTGGCCAAGGCTAGTGTTCAGGCTATCAAGTCAGCTATTGAAAATGTCCAGAATGGGCTCGAATACGTCATTATCGAGCATATTGACTATGCCACGGGAGCCGCCCGTAAAGGATATTTTTATGTGGTGGTGGACGACAAGTCCGGCAGCCCATCTGCTCAGCTTTTGGGTGATGTTACAAACGCAGTGGATGCTACAAGAGCCTGCGGCATACGATTTGAAGTTCATCCTCCGATTATTGATACCGTAACCATTACGTTAACTATCACAAAAGCGCCAGGCTATGGCAGCACAGAAGTAAAGGCAGCTGTCGAGAAAGCCATTACGGACTATGTAAATGACCTCAATATGGGCGATACGCTACGCTATTCCTATATCTGGGCGTATGCCAAAAATGCCTCCGCAGGCGTTTTAGATATTGCAAACGTACTCATAAATGGTGCCACTTCCAATATAACAATTCCTACTAAAGAGGCCTTCCAGCCTATCGTTACTGCAACGGTGATTTAATGAAAGGTGATCAAGACGACTTATTGCGCCGCCTGCTGGCGGTTATGCCCCCTTGGTTTGGCGATGATAACCCGAATTTAGAGGGCGTGCTGTCAGCGTATGCAAACACACAGGCTTATATCTATGACTTACTTCAATACGTCAGGCTACAAACGCGTTTAGCCACAGCCACCGATGAAAATTTAGATTTGATTGCCAAAGATTTCTTAGGAACTAAACTGCGGCGACACCCCGGCGAAGATGACGTCACCTACCGAAACCGCATTAAAGCGAATTTATTACCGTTTCCCTCAACGCGGGCGGGTATTAGTCTGGCTATCGAAACCTTAACGGGCCGTAAACCGCTCATTTTTGAGCCGTGGTATATCAATGACACGGGGGCTTATAACTACACGGCTTATTATAACGAAACGTATTACGGTCATGATGGCAATGATTATGAAGCCACCTTTTTTATCACCGTGTTTAGACCCCTGGCAACCGGCTCAGATTTCCCCGCTTTAAATAATGATTTTTATTACAACAACACCAGTTACTTCTGGAGCCCCGCGCTGATAGGCCGCCAGGTAACGGATGATGACATATATGCGCTAATTCAGGCGGTTAAAGCCGCAGGCGTTACCGCGCTCGTAGAAATAGTAGATTAGGAGATAGTTGTGGATAGAGTAATTGTATCGCCTTTTGAGCAGGCGCAAGATACTGACATATTAAAAACCAATAGAAATGCCATGCTAGCCTTAGCAAAGCTTTCAAGCATGGTACTTGGAACCAATACGCTGCTTAATGGCTTAGCCTGCGCGCCAACCTCGCCAGTCTCGCTAAATGTGGAGGTAGGTGCAGGCGAGATATATAGCTTGCAAGCCATCGATAGCACGACATACAGCTCATTGCCAACTGACAGCCATCAAGTACTCAAGCAAGGGGTGCGCCTTGATAAAATTACTTTGGCATGCCCTGCGCCTAGCACGACAGGATTTAGTGTTAGACACTTGGTGCAAATCTCATTTGCAGAAGTGGACACCGATGGTGCATCACGTCAATTTAAAGACCCCGACACAGGCGCTATTACCACCCTGACTAAAAATCAAACTCGCCAAGGTCAGTGCGTGATTGAGCTTAAACAGGGCGTAGCGGCTCTCGATGGCACGGAAACCACGCCTACGCCAGACCCCGGCAAAATAGGCGCGTACATCGTCACAGTAAAAAATGGCTATACAGCAGTTAATGTATCCGATATTGCCATATATCCTAATGCGCCTTTCGTAACCGAGCGCTTAACCGACAAAATAAGCAAAATCACAGCAGACGGCTATTATTTGCCAAAAATAGTACTGATTGGCACGGCTCGCATGAGCAATGCCCAGGTGCTGCCTCAC